CCGCTTGGGGCGACCACCAACCATCAAGCCGATCACCGCGCCGCGCACGTCGACCGGGGAAAAGCAGGGTCTCGGTCCCTCGGAGATGCTTGACACGGCTATTCCAGGCGCGGCTTTTAAGCGGGGCGGCAAGGTGATGCCTCATCACCATGACGATCCTGCGTACAAGCGGAGGTAGCTATGGCGGACAAAGATACCGGTAAGGCCAAGGGCACGCTGCCGGCCGGCGCGACCAACATGCACAAGAACATGGCGGTCGGCATGAGCAAGGACGCGGCGACGGCCAAGGCGACCAACGCCCAGGTCGAACCGAAACCGCGCTGATGGCGGACCAGGGGACCAATGCACTCTTCACCTTTGAAGAGATGCTGCTCCTGGTCGATCTGATGCGCTTCGAGACGATGGAATTGGCCGAAAGTGCGCCCGAGAGCGTGCGTTCGGCCTTCGGCTTCGGGATGGTGCACGGCCAGCTGAAGGCCGCCAACCGCTTCAAGACGCTGCTCGAAGAAGCCCTAGCGAAGCAGCAGCAACGCGAGGAAAACTTTGAAAAGGAGTTTTGATGGATGCGCTGACTGAGATCCACGAGCCGATGCCTAATTGGCGCGAGGTCTCCCTACCCAAGATCCCTTCGCTACGCGAGCTCCTGGGCGACGCCTACACCGACCAGATCAGCCAACATTTTCCTGATGTCGCGCCGCCGGTCTACCCGACGGGCATCAACATCATCGTCCAGCTGCGCATGACCGGGCACTTCAAGATCCTGGCCAACGGCACGAAGTTCTGGATCCCCGACGAGACTGTCGATCAGGACAAGGCGCGTGCGCAGACTGCCTTGGTGCGCGCTGTCGGTCCTGCCGCCTACCGCAATCGCCAGACGCTGCGCCTGTGGCCCGAGGGCTACTGGTGCGTTCCTGGCCAGTTCATCCGCACGCCGATGTATGGGGGCGACCGCATGGAGGTGCCGGTCGATCCCACTATCCCAGCCGGTGACTTCGCGTTGTTCGTGACGTTCCGCGATCAGGACTGCCTGGGCGTCGTCACCTCCGATCCGCTCAAGATCAAGACGAGCTAGTGGGGGCAAGCCATGGCACGTGACACGACACGAGTGGCCCGCGGGCAGCGCGGGTTCGATGAGCACGGCGATCCGCAGCTGGGTCACGATGAAGCTCTGGTCGGCGGGGCCGACGATCAAGCTGCGACTATCACCATCGATCCTAGCGAGCTCGCCAACAATCCGTTCCTGGGCAGCGAGGATGACGACGACTGGGACAAGGGTGGTGACGGCAAGCAGCCGGGTAAGACCGGCGACGCGCCGCCGCGCCGCGAGGAGCCCCGCACCCAGCGGGTAGAGCCCGAGGACGAGGACGAAGACATCCGGCTCGCCTACGACGAGGGCGAAGGAGAGGAACGCGGTGGTCGTCGCTCCAGGCGCAATCGCTCGCGCCGGCAGGCGATCGACACCCGCGACCAGACGATCGTGTCGCTGACCGAGCGCATCGCGCGCCAGGAGCAGATGCTGTCAGGCTTGGTCGGTGGCCAGCTCAATTTGTCGGCTCGCGACATCGATCAGCGGATCCAGTACCACCAGAACGCGATCGACCGGGCTGACGTTGAGATCGCCAAGGCGATCAAAGAAGCCGACGGCGACACCGCGGTCGTCAGGCCCGTCAGGGTATGGAGGAGCGCGCCAAGGAGATGGCCGAGGGTGGCCAAGCAGGCCGTCAGCCACCGCCCGAGGTTCGCCAGCAGCTCGCTGCTCAGGACGAGCAGTTCGAGCGCATGCGCGACGTTTTTCTAGATCGCTACTCGTGGTTCGATCCCGAGCAGGGTGACGACCCCGACCACGACTTCGTCAAGCGGATCGACCGCAAGCTGGTGGATGAAGGCTACAGCCGCCACACCCAGGCCTTCTGGCATGAAATGGAGAGGCGCATGAAGACAGCTGGGTTCCGACCCGATAGTGGTGGGCGCGACGAGCGCCTCAACGACGACGACGATGATCGCGGCAATCGACGCGACTTCCAGAGCCGGCGTGAGACCAACGGCCACGACAATGGTGGGCCGGTGCGTCGCTCGCGCTTGCCTCCGACCGGGCGCGTGCATTCGCAGAGCCGACCTGGACGTGGCGATCGCGCCTTCCAGCTCGGCGACGAGCAGATCGACCTGCTGCGCCAGGAGGGGCTGCTCGACAACAAGCTCAGCGAGGAAGATCAGGCCAAGAAGGACCGCATCATCGGCAAGTGGCGACGCGGTGCTGAGGCTCTGCAGGCGACCCGGAGGTAGGCATGTCGAACGGCAAGAACGGCAACAAGATCCCTCCTGGTGTCCCCAACCCAGGCGGCAGCGATCTCAGTCAGCCAACCGCCGATGAGGCGACCATGAGCGAGGCGCAGCGGCGCGCCGACGAGATGCGGTCCCTGGTCGAGCAGGATCTCGGTCGAGACCGCGACGAGCGCTTTCGCCTGGACGACAAGGACGGCCGCGACGAAGACCTCGACATGGCGCGCGGTGGCGAGCGGGCCTACAGCCGCGACCAGTGGGATCGCTCGATGGTGCCGACCGACCCCGAGCGCCGGCGCCTGATCCAGTCGCGCTTCCGCGACAGCGTGCTGCCCAACTTGCCCAAGCGCGAGGGCTGGCGCCGCTGCTGGGTCTCGACGACCCACAACTACGACACGCCGCAGTTCCGCATCGGCATCGGCTATCACTTCTGCACCTACGAGCAGCTCGCCCAGGAGGGTTGGTCGGCCGACGCCTACGCGGTCAAGGACAGCCGCAACGTCTACTCGGGCTGCGTGATGTGGCGCGAGATGATCGCCATGGAGACCGACGAAAAGAATTGGTACACGATCATGCGCGAGCTCCACCACGATCAGCCCTACGAGCTGTCCAGGGGCATCTACGACACGCTGGACGCAGCGGGCGAACGGGTGCGTGATGCGGGTGGTCGAACCTCGATGGCCCCAGGCATGGAGCAGCTGCGCACCTACACACGGCCGCCGAAACAGTTCGACTGATCACCGCGTTGTCATCGTTGAGAGCGACTATGCTCTCGGTTCACTCCTTGAAAGGGAGATCCTGATGCTCGTCTACATTCACCAGCTCGGCGGCAACTTCGCCACCATCACGCCTGTCGGCGCTGTCGATCCCGGTTTCGGTGTCGGTGGCATGCCTCACCCTGGTCACGGCCTGCCCGGCATGCCGCACCCTGGTCACGCGCTGCCGCCGCATCTGCCGGGCGTTCCTGACAACACGCTGCCGACCACGCCGCCGCCGCATCCGACGCCGGGCACGGTCGTCGTCCTGGCACGCGACACTGCCGGCGTGTGGCACTGGGCTGCGATCCCGGCCAACGTGATGCCGACACCGCTCCCCGTTCCGCCGCCGACCGCTGCACCCAAGACCTAACGCTTGACGACAACACGAGCGCGAGCATAACCTCCTCGCGCTCGTGCCTTGCCCGCACGTGTCCGCCGTAATGGCAGGAGTCAGCCACCCGGGTCTGATCAACCCGATGAAGAGCTGGTTTAACCACTACGGTTCGGACCTGCGGCAAGTCTGACGGCCTGGAAGTCCCCGCTGTAGGCACAGCGATGAAGGGCATCCGCCTCTGAAGGAGCATCCGTTTAACCAACGGTCGCGCTTGCTTTGCGCGCTTCGGAGGAACCATGTCAGCTCTTGCAGCCCCCTCGGGGGTTCGGGTGGCGTCCCACGTCAGCGGCGACCCCCGCTTCATCGTGCTTGAGGACGGCATTCTGTCGACCTACGGCACCAACCTCTTCACCGGCACGCCGGTGCAGATGGGCACCAACGGCACCATCATCGACGGCTCAGGCGCCGCAGCACCGATCTTCGGCATCTTCGCCGGCTGCGAGTTCACCCAGCCCGATGGCATGCGGCGCATCCTGCCGTACTGGCCGGCTGGCCAGACCTACATCGCCAAGTCGATGCTCGCCAAGATCGTGCCGATCAACGACCCAGGCGTCATCCTGATCGGTCAGTCGGGCGCCACCGTCGCGGCCACCGCGCGCGGCGAGAGCATCGGCACTGCCGCTGTCTCGGGCTCGACGATGACTGGTCTCAGCTCGCAGGCGCTGACCGCGCCGGCCGGCGTCGGCCCTGGTTCATTCACCATTCTGGATCTCGTCAAGCAGCCCGACAACGATTGGGGTGACCCCTTCGTGTGGCTGTACCTGATGATCCAGACCAAACAGGGCCCAGTGGCCTAGGAAGGGAGCTGATCGATGCCTACTCCGATGAACAGCTCCCAGTTTCGAATCCTGGTCGAGCCTATTCTCTCCGAGCACTTCGACGGTCTCTACGACATCCGCAAGGAGTATCGTGAGATCTTCCGGGTGAAGCCCGGCATCCAGCGCTCCTATCACATGGAGCCTGTGATGTACGGCCTCGGCATGGCGCCGCAGATGGGTGAAGGCGGCCCCGTGACCTACCGCGCTGGTGGCGTGGTCTTCAACAAGACCTACGTGTTCCGCCAGTACGGCATCGCCTTTGGCCTCACCAAGGTGCTCGTCGAGGACGGCGATCACATTTCCATCGGCCGGATCTACTCCGAGCAGATGGGCCAGGGCATGGTCGAGACCGAGGAGACCGAAACCGCGAACGTGCTCAACCGCGCGTTCAACGGCAACTACCTGGGTGGTGACGGTCAACCGCTGTGCTCGCCTAACCATCCGGTGGTCGGCGGCGTTCAGTCGAACCAGCTCGCGACGCCTGCAGCGCTCTCGCAGACCAGCGTGCAGTCGACCCTCACGCAGATCCGGCGTGCCCAGGACAACGATCTCAAGCGCGTGCGGGTCACGCCGCGCAAGCTGATCGTTGCTCCCGACAATGAGTGGCAGGCCGAGATCATCACCAAGTCGGCGCTGTCGACCGGTGGTGCGAACAACGACATCAACCCCGTGATGTCGACCAAAGCGTTGCCCGAGGGCTACGTGGTCATCACCCGTCTCTCTTCGCCGACGGCGTGGTGGATCAAGACCGATGAGCAGATGGGCCTGCAGTTCCTGACGCGCCGCATGGCGCAGAAGAGCATGGAAGGCGACTTCAACAGCGACACGATGCGCTACAAGTGCACCAGCCGCTGGGACGCCTCCTGGACCAACTGGCGCACCGTCTACGGCACCGCAGGCGCCTAAAACGGCTGCGTTATGTGCACCGGCACTCGCCCTCACGAGTGCCGGTGTCTTCCAAGCGGTGTCAGCCGCCATCAACCTGACAGAAGGCAAAAAGACGGTCGGCCCGAGCCGGCGGCTCCCGGCAGAGCAAAGTAAGGATCCGAGCCATGGCCCTCACGTCGGTTACTCGCTACCCCGGTGGCGTCAACAATGCCCTGGTGAGCGATGGTCTCGCCGATCTCAAGCTCCCGACGGCGTTCGACTACAATCTGCTCCAGGACGACTTCAACACCTACGTCGCGGCCAACTGGACCGTCGGCGGCACGCTGCCCGGTGTGCCCGCTCTGGTCGCTGGTGCGGCTGGTGACGGTGGCATTCTGGCGATCCCGACCACGGCTGCGGTCAGCGAGACGTCGGTGGCTCTGCCCAACCTCACGATCACGCCGGCCATCAACAAGGATCTGTTCGTCGCGGCGCGGCTCAAGCTCGACGACGCGATCCTCGGCGGCTTCTTCTTCGGCATCGGCACGGTGGCGGCCAACCCGCTTGGCGTGTCGCCGACCGACGGGATCTACTTCCGCAAGCTGGTTGGCACCTTCACGCCCCAGGTCATCCTGCGCATCGGCAGCGTCGATGTCGCGGTGCTCACCTCGCCGATCGATATGGCGAGCAACACTTGGTACGACCTCGTGATCGCCTACACGGCCATCGACGGTGCTCTGCGCGCCTTCGTTAACGATGGCTCGGTGCGGGTCGCGACCAACCCGGCCAGCCTGGGCGGCGTGCCGATGAGCCTGATCTTCTCGGCGCGCACGGCGGCGACGCTGCGCACGCTCAGCGTCGACAACTACCTGATCGCCAAGGCGCGTTAGGTTATGGCCAACAGCAAGGTCACGCTGCTGAACCAGTCGGCGGCCGGCACGGGCACGGTCTTCGCCTGCGATTGGCAGGTCGAGCCGACGCAGCAGCGTCGCATCTTCGTGACGATGAACGCCGCCGACAGCATCCTGGTCGAGGGTTCGCCCGACGGCGTACAGTGGACGCCGTTGATCGCGGCCTTCACCGGCAGCGTCAGCGGGTTCCTCCTGGTCGAGGGGCCCGTTGCATACATCCGCGCGACCAAGACCGGCGCCGCGGGCAATGCTCTGGTGACGGGTCTGATCTAGGAAGGAGAGCGCATGAGCACGTCCGGCAGCAACACCGGAGGCCTGCGCGCCTACACTGCCCGGCAGATCCTGGAGCGCGCTCTCAGGCAGGCTGGCGTGAAGCCGGCGCAGTTCACCTCCGAGATGGTCGAGACCTCGTTCGACGTCTTCAACACGATGCTCGAAGAAATGTTGAACCTCGGCATGCAGCTGTGGGGACGCGATCGCGTGTTCCTGCCGCTCTACATCAATCGGGTCACGGCGCCGACGCCGATTGGCACTTCGGTCGTGCTCGACGTTCAGCAGCGCACTTTGATGCGGCCGACGCCTCTTGCAGTGAACTCCGACCAGGGTGGCATTGCCGCTCTTGCGTTCGACGGTGATCTCAACACGAGCTGCGATCAGATCGCTCCGATGGGTGTGATCACGGCGCAGTATGCGTTGCCCGGCACGAGCTTCTCGAACTACGGCATCTTCTTCACGACGGCCGGCCTGTACGGTTGGATGGTCGAGTATTCGACCGACGGCGCCAACTGGGTGGCGGTCGACGGCGTCTCGGTCGACGTCCAGGCGGGCCAGTGGCTGTGGCGCGAGCTCGACGGTGTGCCGTCGAACTGCATCGGCATGCGGGTGCGTTCGGTCGATCCTCTGATGCCGCTCCACATCGGCGAGCTCTACTTCGGGAACAACCCGACCGACATCCCGATCGGCGTGATGACCAAGGACGACTACGACTCGCTGCCTGACAAGACGACGCCTGGGCCGCCGTGGACGTGGTACCAGGACCGCATCCTGCCATCGCCGGTGCTCTACTTGTGGCCGCGGCCCAACGATCTCGCGAAGTTCATGTCCCTGGTGGTGCGTCGTCGGCGCTACCTCGATCAGGTCACCGACATGAGCCAGACGCTCGACATCAGCCCCAGGTGGAACGAGGCGATCACCTGTTCGATGGCGCGGCGTTTGTGCAAGGAGATCCCCGAGGCTCAGCTCGCTCGTCTGCAGATGCTGACCAGCGAGGAGGGCACGGCCATGCAGCTCGCGATCGCCGAGGAACGTGATCCGGCGCCGATGCGCTATAATCCTGGCCTGGAGGTCTACAACTTCTGATGCCCGTGTTCATCAACACGAAAGGTGAGTCCACGCTCGGTATCGCGCTCTGCTCGCGTTGTCAGCGCAAGGCGAAGCTTGCCGATCTGATGGACGACGGCAACATCCCGGGCTTCAAGGTGCACCGCCCCGAGCTGTCGCCTGGGTGCTGGGACAACTACGATCCGATGCGCCTGCCGCCGCGCGCGCCCGACAAGTACATCCTGCCCTTCGTTCGGCCCGACCAGGACATCTCGATGAGCGAGGCGGCGCAGCTCGAAGCCGGTTTGCCTCTCACGCCGCCACCGCCTGATGGAGACTAGGCATGGTCGACGCTGGCCCTACCGGAATGACGTTCGGCTCGCTGGTCGACGACCTCAAGCGATACGCCGAGCGTGGTGGTGTGCTCGACGAAGACGTCGCGATCCAGATCCCGCGCATCATCAACAACACCGAGCGCGACCTTGCCGACGAGATGAAGATCCTGGGCTACCTGGACAGCTACGTCAGCAAGATGAAGATCGGCCAACCGCGGATCTCCAAGCCGGGCAACTGGCGTTCAACGGTGTCGATCAACTTCGGCACGGGCGTCGACATGCGCCGCCGCAAGTCACTGCGGCTGCGCAGCTACGAGTACGTTCGCGCGCTCTATCCTGACGACAGCCAGCTCGGCGAGCCCGAGTTCGTCGCCGACTACACCAACAAGATCTGGCTGGTGAAGCCGTCGCCCAACAATGAGTTCCCGTTCGAGGCGATGATCTGGAAGCTGCCCGATCTTCTGTCGGAGTCGAACAAGGCCAACTACTTGACCGAGATGGTGCCCAACCTGTTGCTCTACCGGTCGCTCCAGGGGCTGGCGATCTACCTTAAGGATCCGGCCTCGGCGGGCCTGTGGAAGGGTTTCGCCGACGAACGCAAGGCGGCGGTGACCGAGCAGGACTTCAAGCGGATGACCGACCGCGCCCAGGTGAGGAGCACCGCATGAGCCCTCCACTCGACAGCGACAGCTACGACGCAACATTTGGCGGTGAGAACCGTTCGCCGGCGCAGATCGACTATGTCGCCTACACGACCGACGTCGATCTCCATCTGCGCTGGCCGTTCCTGGCGGAAGACGGCGCCTTCATCGCGCCGGCCAAGCTCGACATCATCGCATCGGGTGTTGGTCTCAAGATCTTCATGCCGGACGCTTCGATTGCGTCGGTCGGTCAGGACTGTCTGGTCCGCAACATCGGAGTCAATGCCTTCACGGTCTGCGACTTCGACGGCAACGTCATCGTCAACATCACGTCGGGCTTGCAGTGGCTGGTGTGGATCGTCAACGACGACACGCCGGCCGGGCAGTGGGCGTCGGTGCAGTTTGGCGCCAGTGTCTCGAATGCCAATGCAGCGTCCCTCGCCGGCGCCGGCCTGCGTGCCGACATCACCCGGCTCGACCAGCATCTCATCACGACGCCTCTGCTCAGCGCCCATGCTCTGACGGCGTCTGACCGAGCTCGCGTGCTGCAGAACAACGGCGGCACAGTGACCTGGACGATTGCCGATGCCAATGTGCTGGGCAACGGCTGGTTCTGCTACATCATCAACAGCGGCAGCGGCTCTCTGACCATCGATCCGGTGGTGGCCGGTCAGACTGTCGACGGCAGCGGCACCAAGGTGTTCGCTCCAGGCGAGAACGCCATCCTGTTCTGCGACGGCAGCAATTTCATCACCGTGGGTTATGGCCGCTCGTTGGTCAGCACGGTGAGCGGCACTTCGATCAGTCTTGCCCCGGGCGGTCTGTTCGTCCTCACGCCGACGCAGATCGCCGCCCAGGTGCAGAACTGGACGGGCACGCTGACCAGCAACGCCATCCTCGAATATGGTGGCGGCGTCGGTTACTGGTTCGTCTGGAACAACACCACCGGTGCCTTCACCGTGACGGCGCGCACCGGCGCGCTAGATCCAGGCGCGGTGATCCCCCAGGGCGCCTTTTCGATCATCCGCTCCGACGGTGCCAACATGCATGTCGCCTTCACGGCGACGACCGGCACGGTGAGCTTGATCAACACCCAGGCGGGCGAGCTGGTCGGTGGTCCGATCACGTCGACTGGCACCATCGGTCTCGCCGACACGCTGGCGGGTGCCGGCTCGATTGGATCTCCTGGTACGAGCCCGGCCGATCCGGCGCTGGTTCCTGGCGTCGACTTCGACATCAAGGGACGCATCACCGCGGCGGGTCAGTACCCTCTCAACATCAGCCGTTCGGTGCCGGTTACCAGCGAGCTGTTCGCCGCGGTGCTCACCGACGAGACGGGCTTCGTGCCTGCGGTGGCGGTGCCACCGACGCCGGCGCGCGGTGTCGCGGTGTTCAGCGCTGGTCCAACCATCGATGATGCTGTCCTGGCCGGTGCGCCGACTGCACCGACGGCGCCGGCTACACCCAATAGCATCCCCAACAAGGCTTATGTCGACGCTGCCATCGCGGCCGCGGTCGGCGCGCTGTTCACCTTCAAGACCGGCGACATTAAGTACACGCTGAACGGCACGCTCGATGCGGGCTTCCTCTTTCTCGATGGCAGCACGCTGGGAGATGCCACGTCGGGGGCGACCCATGTCGGCGTGACGTTCCAGCCGCTCTACGAGTTCCTCTGGAACAACTTCAACAACACGCTGTGCCCGGTGTCGGGCGGTCGAACCGGCTCGGCCACGGCCGACTTCAACGCGCACAAGACGCTGCAGATGATCGACGCCCGCGGTCGCGTGTTGGCTGGCGCAGACAACATGGGCGGCGTCGCTGCGGGAAGGCTCGGCCCTCCGTCTGATGCGGGAGGCATCATGACAGCGGCCACGCCCGGCGTGTCGGGTGGTCAGCAGAGCCATGTGTTGACTGCGGCTGAAATCCCGCCAGGAATTAACTCCCCCGCTTCGGTTCTATCGCTTGAGCCGAGCGGTCCGTCTCTTGGTAATTGTGTTTTCTCGGGTGGCGGGGCATTTCAGTACAACTGGACAAACCAAACGGGGGCCTACGGCGACCCGGCAGCGGCACCGCCACGCTCAGTCGCTAAGTCGCACAACGTCGTGCAGCCGACCGTGGTGTGCAACGTGCTGGTGAAGATCTGATGCCGCCGGACGGCCAAAACTTCCCGACGGCCAAGCCGCAGCTCATGCTGAGCGAGCCGGGCATCCAGCGCGACGGCACGATGTTCAGCTCGACCGGCTACATGGCGGGCGAGTGGTGTCGTTTCTATCAGAAGCGGCCACGCAAGATGCAGGGCTGTCGCGAGCTGCATCGCGACGTCGGCGGCATCGTGCGCGGCATGGATGTGGAAAGCTACGACGGCTACAGCTGGGTCCACCTGGGCAGCCAGAATGTGCTGCAGCGCTACACGATCAATCTGCGCACCGGCTTGCCCTCGGGCTTGGTCGACCGCACGCCGGCCGGTCTTGTTCTCAGCCCGGATAATAACTGGCAGTTCGCGCTGGTTTATAATACCGCCAACAATTCGAACCTGCTGCTCGCCCATGCCGCGCCCAATATCCAGGACATCTCCGACACCCAAGAGCGGCTGGTCTACTTCAGCGAAGTGCGCGATCCCAATGCCTTCCTGCCGATCACCGGCTCGGAGGTGTCGGGTGGTGTCGTGGCGATGTGGCCCTACTTCTTGCGCTACGGCAACGATGGCGAGGTCTCCTGGAACGTCCCAGGCAACATCACTGATCTTACCGGCACTGGCTCGGGCTCGGCGCGGCCGTGGGGCACCAAGATAGTGCGCGGCCTGCCAGTGCGCGGCAACGGCACTGGCCCCGCGACACTGCTGTGGTCGCTCGATGCGCTGATCCGCTGTCAGTTCACCGGCGGCACCAGGATATTCGACTTCGACACGCTGACGACATCGAGCGCGTTGCTGTCGTCAAATGGGATTATAGAGCACGCCGGAATATATTATTGGGCGACGGTCTCGGGTTTCTCGATGTTCAACGGCGTGATTAAGGACATGGGTAACGAGACCAATCGTCAGTTCCTGCTTCAAAATCTCAACTGGAATATGCGGCAGAAAGTCTTCGCGATGAAGATGCCGCGCTGGCATGAGATCTGGTGGTGCGCGCCGCTGTTCGGTTCGACCGAATGCAACTGGGCTTTCATTTACAATTATCTCTCGGGAGCTTGGTACGACACGCCGCTCAACGTCTCGGGCGGCGGCTTCAGCGCCGGCGTCTACGAGCAGATCTACCACTACCCGATCGTGTCTTCGCCCGAGATCAACAAGGACACTGGCGGCACCTCGTCGTGGCAGCATGACGTCGGTCTCGACGAAGTGTCCGGCTCGCCGGCGGTGCCCAAGGCGATCCGCTCGTGGTATCGCACGCACGAGTTCAATCTCGTGCGGCCTGCGCAGCCGGGCCAGAACGGTCAGAACCAGACCATGTCGTTCTCGTTGATCGAGCCCGACTTCAAGCAGCGCGGCGACCTGCAGATCTATCTGCTGAGCCGCGCCAACGCGCGCGCCAACACGCGACGCAAGGGGCCGATGATCGTGCCGGCGGTGCCGAGCGGCGCCGAGCAGATCGCCAAGACGAAGTTCACCGGCCGCCTCACCAGCTTCGTCGTGCTGAGCAATCAGCTCGGTGGCCACTACGAGGCGGGCTCGCCTCTGTTCCACTGGCAGCCGGCCGACGCGCGCACCGAGGATGGCGGCGCCCAGCCGACCGAGCTCGATACCGAGTTCCCGATCTTCCCTGACCCCCTGCCACGCAGCGAGGTGCCGGCGTGAGCATCGAGATCGTCCTGCTGCCCAACCCCTTCACCATGGACTGGCAGCCGTGGGCCGACACGGTGGCCGGCTACAACCCAGGTCTCGCGACCGAGGTCGACCCCGCGGCGCCCTGGCAGGAGTTCGCCCAACGGTTTTCCGAGGCGGTGCCGACGGCGCCGTCGCCCGATCTGTTCACGGCGTGGCAGGACTGGGCGGCGGCAGTGAAATTGGCGCTGCAGGTTTGACCGCGATGTTTACGATGTTTACGCTAAAGAATGGCCCCTTTCACGTTTCCCGACAGCAACTGCAGCAAGTGCGGAAACCCGAATTATCGGCATCCCCGGCCCTACTGCCACCCCTGCTGGGCGGCCTACATGCGGGAGTACCGGCGGACCCATTCGACGCCCCGAAACAGGCCGGATCGGGTGGTCCGCCAGCGGGTGAACAACCGCGCTTTGCTGGCCAAAAGACGAGGCCGTCTCGTGCCCGAGCCGTGCGAGTGGTGCGGCTCGCCGCACACCGAGATGCACCATCCCGACTATGCGGCTCCCGAGGCCGTTCGTTGGCTGTGCCGGGAGTGTCACACTCGCCTGCACAAGGTCCAGCGGGTCGCGCCTACGGTCGATTTGAGGAAGCCCCCTAGTTGGGCGACTGAAACGTAGAGTAGATTGTTGATCTGAGCGCTGGGGCAAGCGGCCGCTCGAAGACGCCTCTTTGAGGAGCCCTAGGCATGACCATGCAGTCCCAGCGCGACGCCGACCGCCAGGAGCGTGAAGCTCGCCGCCGCGAGCAGGGCCAGACGGCGTTTAGCGGGCCTTCCTGGTGGCAGCGCAACTTCGGGGGTGTGGACCCCACCCATCCCAGCGAACGTGCCCAGAAGGCCTGGGACAGCTCCATGGACGAGTTTATCCGGTCCGGCCGCTACGCCGCCCAGAACCCGCTCGGGCGCCTCGACGACCAGAGCCGCACGGCGGCCTACGATCCGATGGCCGACTACCCCGATCCGCGCAACGCCCAGCCGGTCGACTTCAGCGGTCGGACCTTGTGGGACAACGGTCCGATGGCCAATCAGGGCCAGCCGGTGACCAAGCTGTCGACGGCGCCGGCGATCGCCAAGAAGATCAACGCCACCCTGCAGCCGCAGCCGTCGTCGAACTACGACGTGCCGCCCGACGCCTACTCGCCCGACCGCGGGGTCCAGCCGCAGTTCTCGGACAACTACGACGTGCCGCCCGACGCCCAGGCAGCGCCGGCGCCCCAGGCCTATGCCGGCACCCGCTACCCCGATGAAGACTATCTGCCACCTAGTTGGTGGCCGACGGCGGCGGCGGTGGCGCCCAGCGTGCCACCCCGGGTGCCGCGGCCGGTCCAGGCGGGCATGATCCCGCCGGCGTGGCTCGACGCGGCGAGCTCGTGGTACCGGCGCAAGAAGGCCGAGGGTGGTCCGGTCGGCTACGCCGAGGGCGGACGACCGGATCTGAGCGGCTTCATGCCGCTGACTGCCTTTGGCGGTCCCGGCAAAGTAAGTGCGGCGCATGCGGTGGTCGGTCAGAACGCACCGATGCCGACGGGATCGCTGGCGGGCGCGCGGAGCGGCGGCGCCGACGACGGCTTCCGCAAGGGCGCCAACCCCGACAGCGACATCGATCAGCAGATCGCTGACTGGTCGAAGTATTACGATGGCGGTCCGGTGCGGGGCTACGCCCAGGGCGGCATGTTCGAAGGCGACATGAACACTGAGGGCGCGCTCGGCATGCTCGATCCGGCGGCCGGTTTGATCGGTGGCATCTTGGGCGGCGGCAAGGAAGGTGGCGGTGGCCTTGGCGATATCGCCAAGCTGCTGTCGCCCCTGGGGATGCTCCTGGGCGGGGGTGGTGGCGGCGGTCTGTTCGCGCACGGTGGACCGGTCGGCTATGCCGGCGGCGGCGGCATCGAAGATTTCCTGGGCGGTGATGCTCTGGGCGGTCTCGGCAAGCCGCAGGACGACGACGACTTCAAGCCGCTGTCGGCGTTCGGTGCGCCGTCGAATATCGGCGAGAGCCACGCGGTGGTCGGCCAGAACGCGCCGGCGCCGTCGATGGGAGGCGGTGGTGGAGGCGGCGGCAGCAGTGGTGGAGGCGGTGGCGGCTTCGGCGACATCCTGAAGATGGGCATGTCGATCTTGCCTGCGGTGCTGCCGATGTTCAGCGACGAGCGGCTCAAGGACAACATCAAGCCGGTGGGCAAGACGCGCTCGGGCATGAAGGCGATCCAGTTCAACTACAAGGGATCGCCGCACACCCAGATCGGCTTGTCGGCGCAGGACGTCGAGAAGAAGCGGCCCGAGGCAGTCGGCGAGGTCGGCGGCTACAAGACGGTCGACTACAAGAAGGCGCTGATGGCGTTCGGTGGTCCGATCCCGATGATGCGCGGTGGCTATCCCGAGCTCTACACGCGGCCGACCCGCAAGACCTTCTCAACCGGCGGCGGCGACAACTACGTGCGGCCCGACGGGCGTGGCAATGGCCGCAGCGATCACATCGATGCGTCGCTCTCTCCAGGCGAGTTCGTGATGGATGCCGAGACGGTGTCGCTGGCCGGCGACGGCGACAACGATGCTGGCGCGCGCCAAATGGAGAACCTGCGCAAGAACATTCGCGTCCACAAGGGCAGGCAGCTCGCCAAGGGCAAGTTCTCGCCCAAGGCGAAGCCGGTCGAGAGCTACATGAGCCCCAAGCTCACGGCGGCCGATCGTGCGGCGCATGCCGGCATGAGTGAAGGTCTTGGTCAGATCGGGAGGCGCAAGTGAGCAAGCGGCGCACGGCGTTCGGTCCTCCGCGGCGCAAGCGCGGGCAGAAGGGTATGTTCCTGGGCGGCCTGTTTGGCGCCGGCAGCACCGCGGGTCCAAGCAGCTCGGGATCGTCGAGCAGCACGACGTCGACGCAGATCGATCCGGGCGGCAACTACACGCCGCTGATGGAGTCGGTGCTCGGTGTCGGCCAGGGCCTGCTCAACAAGCAGTACGAGGGCTACGACCCGTCCAAGCGCTTCGAAGGCTTCAGCGCCGACCAGACGGCGGCGCAGCAGGGCGTGCGCGACGCCCAGGGCAACTGGCAGCCCAACTTCAATCAGGCGCAGACCGCGTTGAATGCTGGTCAGGCCGGCGCCGCGGGTGTCGGTGCGGCAGGCCAGACGGCGTTTGGTACTGCGGCGGCAGGCCCTGGTGGTCTCG